TGCGACCTTGTTGCGCTTTGCGCTTCGTTCATCGCCTTATTTACTTTTTTAACTTCACCCGCAGTTGATTTTAAACTTTCTGAAACTTCATCCCACATTGCAACCAATGCTCCCAAAGCAACCACTAACAAACCGATGCCCGTTGTTGCAATAGCCCCTTTGATGCCTTTAAAGCCCTGAATGGTTTTGCTTATGAAACCACCCATGTTTTTGTCGAGGTCTTTTATACCCTGAACGCCCTCTGCAAAAGCCGTGGCTGCTTGTACTTTTAAAAGGGCTTGTTGCGCTGCTTCACTTTCAATGCCAAATAATTGCATAGCCCCCGTCGCTGCCTGCATACCTCTTGCAACACCAACACCAATATCCGCTATTCGTTGAAATTTGTCAGGGTTCAAACCTTTGACGCGAAGACCGAAATCTTCCATTTGGTCGCGCAGGTCGGCAACCCGTGCGGCTGCTTGCTGTGCTTCCGGTGAAAACTCACCAAACTTTTGAGCCAATAGCGTGGCTTCGTTTGTGGCTTCCCTGATTTGCGCCTTTAAGGATTTGACGCTTTCTGTGCCGCCCGTGCTGGCGTTTATTTTTACTGCAACTGTTGTTTCTTGTGCCATTATTTTTTACTGATTACATACCACTCTGTGCCGTCACAAACAATTTGGATGCACTCGTAATGGTTGGTTATTGTGTATGTTTCGACCCCGTCAATGTATTCACCTGCGTATCCGTCAATTATTAATTGATGCGCCCCGGTGTTCTTATAGATGTAGTATGCCTTTGATGTTGCCGTGGATGCTTCCGGCAAATTGATTGTGGTGTTCGCGGTCAAATTGACAATCAAAATGTCTTCGTAAAGGCTTGGCGTGTATGTTGCTACCCCGGTTACTACCTTAATCCGGTTGGTGCTGAAATTCAACTGCGTCATCAAATGACCTTGCAGCCATACCTCGTCGGCTTCGACCATATCCGCACCGGCTTCACCGATTACAACTGCCCGTTCGCTACCGGGCGCGAATGTCACACCGCTTGAACCGAATGCTGCATTTTTAAGCCCGTAGTTGGTAATCGCGTCACCTACCCCGATGCCGTCGCCAACCGTGTTGAAGTCGCCAATACTTACGCCCTTGTTTTGAATTACCTTGCCATTTGTGCCACCGCCCCGTGGGTCATACTCCTGCTCATTGCCACCACCTTGTGTCCCCCCGCCCCCGGTTGTTCCGGTTGTGGCTGTGAATGTTTGCCCGGTTTTCAGGAACAGAAACTCACAGATGTTCACCGACGGGTTAACGGGGTCGTAATCTTCAATCTTATTAAGCCTGAAATAGTTGCCGTCAAAGAAATACAAATCCCGGAATGACAGCCGTTCCATGTCAGCCGGGGTTAAATGAAACGCCCCCCTGACTATCTTGCTATCCTTATCCGTAATTTCCTGAATGTACTTTGACCAGTAGGCGTTGTAAAGGTTGTTATTTGTTACAGCCGTCCCGGGTTTCAATCCAATCATTCGTGGCAAACCGAAATTTATGTCAGTTGTTGAATTTTCCGGGTTATCCAAATGCCCCATGAAAGGGTATTTTTGCTTTACATGAAGTGTTGGCGTTCCGGTGCTGTTTGGTGAGCCTTGCACCACACGGTAAACATTGCAATTCACGGGTGAGTATTGCAGGATGCGAAGCCGACCGCCCTTTTGCTCTTGGCTGTTGGTTTCGATTGAGGGCAGGAATTTATCGACCTCACTATCCGGTTTTACTATTTGCGTTGGAGCAAAGCCGATTTCAATCTTTTTCTCGTCCTTTACAAAGTCATTTTCTACAATGACATTCCTATCCCCGTAAGTACGCCCGTAATCCTCTTTGTAATATTTGTTCTGTTCGTCATCACCCTCGGCATAGGTAAACACATATCGCCCGGCATCGAGGTCGCCCATTGGCGTGATTTCCAACGGCTGTAACAAATCGCGCTTCATTGTCCAATCCTTTACGCTGCTGGTGTAAAAATCTTCGCGTGGCATAACCACAACCGTATTTGCGCGATTTGGGTCAGGTTCGCAGTATAGATTGAACATGGTAAACACCCACCGCATAAATTCGCGCTGTTTGGTTTCAACCCCGGTGAAAAACCCGGTGAAGTCCATTTCCTCACCATACCCATAATTACTCTCAACAATGTAGTTGAACAACTTTGTGTCGGCTGTAAGGCTAAATGTGGGGTTTATGATTGCGCCTGCACCGCCTTGTTTTGTCAGCCAGTAATAAACGGTCACCTCGTCACCGTCATTCAATCTAACTGCCGGGAATGTAAGGGTATTATCAATGTTTAAACCACCGCTGCCGTTGGCTTCAACTTTCCAATATATGCCCGTTTTTACAACCCCGTTCACATACAACTGAAAATAGATGCCGTTGGTTTGGCTTGCTGCCAATCCCGTTGCAGTTCCGTTCAGGTATAAATAAAATTCGTGAACCTGATTATTGAAGGCTGATTTAAAAGTTGATGTGGTTGTATTCCATTGATTTGACGGGTCAAGCGTTTCCGTTTGAAATAATAATTTTGCACCTGCTGGGCCTACCGATGTAGTGCCGCTAAACTTGGCTTCAAATTGGCGTTGCTGAATTTGGGTGTCTGATAAAATTGGGTTCTTTGTCGGGCAGGGAACAACAAGCCGTTTGAACAGAGTAGAATTGAAAAACGAATCGCTGCTGTAATTATACCCCGCGCCGCTGAAAATCTTGTCAACGATTTCCTTTGCATAGACATACGGGGTCATCTTATCAGTGTACAAATTATCATATACACTATAAGTGCCATCGTCAATCCACCCGTAAACATAGCCCTCGCCTTTTGGATTGCCACCGCTGAAATTCACATAACCCGAACTGCCATTTTTTACGATTGAAGTATCCCACGAATTAAAAATATTGGTGGCGTTTATGGTGTGGTTGTACTCTGTGAAATCCAGTTCTGCCATTCGCTTGTCTGCTATCTTCGCGAACAAGTCCGCAAGCTGCCCGTGCATCGTGCATTCGTACTGAATTTGATGGCGGTCTGTGACATTGATATTCAGCAAACGAATAAACCCCTCAATTTGGGTGACTTCATCAACATACAACGATGCCGTTGCCTTTAAATTAGGGTTAAAATCGGGGGTGAAATTCGTTGCGGTGGTGTTGCGGATTGACAAGTTCAGGTCAAACAGATGCGTAAACAGCTTATTGTTCCGCTTCGTACCCGGCAAAGTAAAGGTTTTTGACCAATCCGATGACCTGCTTTCAGGCTCACGAATATCCGCGATTGACTTATTAATCAAAATACCGAAATCGGTCGGCAGGTCAACAACCTGACCGCCACATTCTAAACGCACATTGTTCATATATTCTGCAGGATTTCGGGTTCAGTGTATTCAACTTCGATGCGTAGTTGTTGCGGCCCGTCGTTCAGGTCAAACACTTCAACTTGGGTGTTGGTGATGTTCACCGGGATATTGCCGTCCAAATAAACCACCGGACTGCTAATTAACTCATCAACCCATTGCCACTCCAATTCATTCAGGAAATCAGTGTTCAGGATTACTTTGCGCGATTTGGTTGTGGCGTAACTTGCGATGCCGTGGGCTGCGGTGTCGCGTCCGTATTGCGTTCCGGTAAAGCCATAGGTGTTTCTTTTTAATTGTTTGCGGTCTATTGTATAGGTGTCGCGGTTAAGCATTGAGCATCGCAGCGTTTCAAAGCCGCCCAATCGGTTTAGGAAGTACAACACCCGGTGCGCATATTTGCTGCATTCTTCTACGATGTCAAAACGATAGGCTTCCGTTCCTGCGTCTGTGATATACTTCGCTTGTATAGTATAATAGACAGTCCCCACCGGAACAATCGAACCCGCTGTTCCGCTGTAAAGATTTGCCGCTGCGATTTGATTAAGGTTTGTCACTCCTGCTGCCACCCTCAATAGGTATTCGTCTTTTGCCGATGTGGTGAATGTCTGTTTTATTTGGCTGGTTGTGGTGCTTCCTGCTGCGTTATATGCCACCACCTCAATGCGGTCAGGGATGCCACCCGCCCCGCGCAAAAAATAAAGGTAATCGTACTGCGCTCGGGTAACACGCCTGCGTCTGATTGTGGTCAGGAATTTAACCGATGTGCTTGGGAATGTGTTTATTTGGTAGTCGCTGATTAGTTCGCTATCCCATTTTGAAAACAACCCATTCCACGCATATTTGCCGGTGTCGCTGGTTAGGTTCAGGTATTCAGTTCCCCCGTATTCTTCGCCAAATTCAACAGAATAAGCAATGAATGAGTTGGTGCATTTGCCCGGGTGTAAGGTTGCCTGCGTGAAGTCAAATGTCACATAGTTTTGCAATATGCGCGTTAGGTTAAACACCCCGTAACTTGTGCCGGCATAAACCGGGGCTTTGAGTTTTGCCAAAGTTGTTCCGGCTGCGTTCTTGACCACCGCCACAAATTTGAAATTTGTCTGCCCTGAATTGGTGCTGGACAGCGTGTAAGTGATGTCGCTGTAAACGGGTGTTATATCGCCCGGTTCGTTTTCGATTGTAATCGCCACATAGGTAAATGTACCGTTTAGGTTTGCGGTGTACCCTCTGCCATTTTAACGCTGATTGCTATGCGCTGCCCTAATGCTTCGCCCAAGTGTTCTGCAATGGCATTGATGCTCTGCTGGTTCAGCACATCACGCACAAAGTTTGCGCCTTTATACCCGAAGCGTTTGATTGTTCCTTTGCGGTGTATCTTTTTTGCAATGACCCGGGCAAAATTTTCACGGGCATCTTTTACGCTGTCACCCTCTTTTTTAAAATCCGATGGCGTTGCTATACCTTTTTGCAGCAACCATTCATCTATTCTTTGCCACAAAAACAAACCGCCTTGATGCCCTTTCTTTGTTGCACCCCTGCCTTGGTCAACATAATACCAATAATCCGCTGCCCTTATTTCGGCTGTAACTCCGTCGGCTACTTTGTAAACATTTGACGCGTCAAAGGACTGAATTAGGTTGCCGCTTGCCTTAACATTCTTTTTCAAAATGTCTTCGCGCAAAGCGTCGGTCAATTCCTTTGCAACGCCCAGCAGGATTTCTTCGAGTAGGTTTGTGGCTTTGAAACTTGGGTCTTCTGCGTTCTGCCCGATTTTTGACAGCGCCCCAGAATTGATTGCGTTCAGTTGGTTTTTGGTAATTCCCACATCTTAAAATGTACCCAATAAAAAAGGGGGGCGAACCCCCCAATCACTATGAAAACCCGAAATGACTATTGCGGCCATGCGCGTCACCGCTAAATGACCAATTCCAAGGCAGCCTTACTGAGTGCAAATATACAAAAAATTTCACACCCCTGCCAGTTTTTTATTGGCCAAATAATTTTTGCAGGGGCTGCCAATATCGGTTATGCCTTTGGCTATTCCCGTGTTTGACTACAATCCACCGTGCAGTTCTTATGGTATGCAGCGTGGCTTCACAAATATACTACTTATTCAGTATTTCCGAAAGCAAGGCAATCACATAAACATTGCCGTCTTTTGCTCGTTTGGCATCGCTTGCCGCTTGGTTCAGTCGTTCGCTTCGTTGCCGTGCCTTTTCATTTTCAAGTGAGTAGGCGTTCAGAAATTCCACAACCGACATATCAAAAAAGAAATCATACTTCGTGCGGTCGCCACCTGCCAGCGTGTCAACTACCTTCAACCAGATTAGCCCTGCCCGTTCGCGCTTTCGGCTGTCTTCTTCAACTCCTTCGCCTCTTGCTCCAAAAATACTTGGGTAGCTGCCAGTAATTCGGGCAAGCAAGTCGAAAAAAAAAGCGTGTAAGCGTATGCCAAACTGATAGGCATCTTCTTTTGAAACAACTCTGCGGTGGGTTCAAAGTCCACGGCTTTCAGTTCCATTCGCTTGGGTAACAATATCCGGTAAGGAACGCACAATGCTGCCATGATTTTGTGCAAATTGTCTATCCAATTCCCCCCGGAAAACAAGTCCTGCACCGTGATAAACTGCCCGGCTGTAAGTTGGTGCTGGTTAGCTGCAAATCGGTAAACATAATTGCCACAATGAAACGCGGTCAGGTTTTTCGCGGTTGGTAATTCAGACATAAAAGCCAGCCGGGTGAGTTGCCGTTCCATTTCCACAATCGGCAAGTCTTCAATTTCATCTGTGGTTTTGCCCGATAAAATGGACAGCGTTTTGATTTGGTTATCCAGCGTGGGTTCAGTCAACTTTTGCAGCTGCTGAAATTGCCCGATGGTTATGTCATTCCAACTTTTCGGTAGTTTCATTTTACAAATTTAGGGGTTTTTGGTTTACACTTCTAAATGACAAAAAACACACCTTTCTTATTTTTTTGGCTGCAATGCCGCGCAAGGGCAAGGGCGCACACCGCGTCATCGTGCAATCCTGCCGGGGCAGAATATCGCATCCCGGTTTGGGTATGCTCAAATTCAAAGTTCCGCATCTCGTCCGCGATAACCCCTTCCGGAAAACCAATCGCCCCGGCATGAACATCGGCTGTTAGCTGCTCCATCATCTGCTGTTTTGAAATGCTGGTAAACTTCACCCCGGTAACACGGGGGCAAACCCTTTGGATTTTCTCAACAATTGGGTCGCCAACCCCGGTGCTGTCAATCGCAGCGGGTGTCTGCCCTACCAACTGAATGATTTTTTGCTCTGTTTGCGCCCAGTCCATTTGGAAGCGGTCGAAGTGTGCCACATTGTAATCAGCATCCAAACCTATAATCACAGTCCAGTCCGTGTATTTGGCAAGGTCGATGCCGTACCACTCCACGGGTTTGCCGGATAGGGGTCGAATACACTGCTGAATGTGTGACAATCCAAACGGGTTGCTGCCGTCCTCGGTCGGCTCGGCAAGGTATAATTCTGAAAATATGTGGGTAGGTAAATCGCGCTTCGCCTGCTCTACTTCGTCAAGTGATAGGATGCCAGCGGTCACCCCGTCATAAGCACTAATCTTGTGGAACTCGTAACCAGGCTCACCCATCCGCGCCCGTTCAGCTAATTTGTAGCCCCAATTCTTTTTGCCTTTGACATTCCCGATCAACTTGCATTGCGCTTCTGTTTTGGTTAGGGTACTTCGCAGGGCAAACCACGCTTCCTCTCTTGCCCGGGTGAACTCATCGAACACGGCTGCGTAAACATCATCACCGTAAAGGTTATCCGGTTTCTCTGCTGACTTGA